CTTGCTTCTGATGTTTCGTTGCAGGTTCGCGCGCAGTTAGCGCAAGAGATAAAAGAATTTGAATCTGTGCTGCGCGATGGGGCGCGGGCCGTTGCAGATCAGATGGGCGTTGATTTCAAAACGGCGCGTCAAATTTTGGTTGATCGGTGGCGGGCGCATCGGGCGGGCCGTTCTGATCGGGCGCGGGCCGTTGCGGAAAGCGCGGAAAAGACGCAGGCGGAGATAGACGAGGATATTTAGTTTGGGGTTTTTGGGCGTATCAGAGGGCATTGTAGCGCAAGCCATAGCCCAAGCGATGCACCCGCAAGACCCGCCTGACATTTCGCGGTGGTGTGAGGAGAACTTAGTATTCGACGCACGGTCGCCTATGCCGGGGCCGTTCTCTATGTCGCGGTTTGAGTTCCTGCGGGATATTCACGCCACGCTATCGCCGGAACACCCGGCGCGCGAGGTCACGGTACGCGGTTCTGCGCAATGGGGTAAGACGGTTTCAGTGATACAGCCCACGCTCGGCGCTTGGTTTGCCCATACGGCGCTTGATGCGCTGGTTGTGCATCCTACGCAATCGGCGGCAAGTGAATGGGTTAATAACAAATGGTTGCCAATGCGGCGGCAAGCGCCGGACTTGGTGCGGGTATTTGGAGCGGGCGGCGGGTCTAACAAAGACGCGATGTTTAACCAAGAGACATTGGAGCGCACGGGGTCGCTCAAGATTGCGTCCAGCGGTTCGCCAGCGGACCTGACCGGCACATCACGGCGGCTTGTCGTGATGGATGATATTTCTAAATACGACATGACGCCGCAGGGCGATCCAGAGGCGCTTGCGGTTTCGCGGGCATCGGGCTTTGAGGATGCAAAAATCCTGCGGGTTTCTACGCCGATGATTGCCGGAACATGCCGGATCACGCGGGCTTTCATGCGCAGCGATCAACGGTTTTTCCATGTACCTTGCCCGCACTGCGAAAACTTCGCGCCGCTAACTTGGGATAATTTCAAAGCGCGGCTTGATCCTGACAACCTGCAATCTGCGCATTTCACTTGCGAGGCTTGCGGCGGGATTATCAACCACGGCCATAAGGAGGCTATGGTAAAGCGCGGGCGGTGGGTTGCGCATAACCCGGCTGGGGATCATCCCGGCTTTCACTTGTGGCGGGCTTATGCGCCGCAGCGTGATTGGGCATCAATTGCGATTGAATACGCGCAAGCGATGGGGTGGCAGCGCAGTGACTTGGTGGACGGGACAGAGGCGGCAACGGGGAAAGACGTTGAAGCCGAAACAGAGCAAACCTTTTGGAATGATGTTCTTGGCTTGCCTTTTGAAATGGCGAATAGCGGGCCAAGTTGGCAGGCTTTGCGGGATAGGGTCGAGGGAAGCCCAAACGATTATTTGCCGCGCGGTGTTTTACCCTCGGCGGGCTTTATTCTAACGGCTGGCGTTGACTGTCAGCAAGACCGCATGGAGGTGCAGATTGTTGCCTTCGGTCGGGATTATCAGCGTTGGGTGGTGGATTACATTGTAATCCCGCACCAGATCGGTGACGCGGCGGGGCGCGATGCGCTTGATGATTTGCTAAAAACGACTTGGCGCACGGAAAAAGGGTTGCGGATACGGCTTGATGTTCTCGCAATCGACTCCGGCAACTGGACCGAGGACGTGTGGAAGTGGGGCAAGTCTTGGCCTTGGTCGCGCGTTATCTTGGTAAAGGGTGCCAACACGGCATCGGGGCCGATCCTATCCGCGCAGAAATTCCAGCGCCGCGATGACGGCAAGGTAAAAAAAGCACAAAAGCGCGCATTCATGGTCAACGTATCGCAGTTAAAAGCCGAGTTTTACGGGTGGCTTGATAAGAAAGACCCGGCAGAACGCGGCTTCACCTATTTCGCGCGGGCGCTTGGCGATGAGTTTTACAGGATGATTGCATCCGAGGTTCGGGTTTTGAAGCGGGCGCGGTCGGGTGTGGTTACGAGTTCTTGGGAACTGGCCGAGCCGGGGCGCAGAAACGAGGCGCTTGATACGATGATCTACGCCGAGGCCGCAGCGCGGCGGCATGGCTGGTCATCAATGACAGATGAGAAATGGCAAGCGCTTGCGGGGCAGCGCGCAGGCGCACCCGACGAGGCGCAAGATGATGTGCCAGAGATTAAAACAGCACCAAAGAAAACCCCCAAGCCCGCGCCCGATGATTTGGGCGATGATTGGTTAGGGACCGCAAGAAAGAGTTGGCTATGAGTTTCACGCAAACCCAGATTGATAATTTGCGCGCGGCTGTGGCGGCGGGTGTTCGGACGGTCACGACTGACGGCAATAGTGTCACCTATGCCAGCACGGATGAGATGCTGCGCGTGATTGGGGTTATGGAGCGGGCGGTTTCGACATCAACCACGCGCTATTCAAACCCGTATTATCAAAAGGGCGTGTAATGAATTTTATTGACCGCGCCCTTTCAACCATTGCGCCGGGTTTCGCCCTTGAACGGGAACGCAACCGGCAAGCGCTTTCGGTGCTGACGCAATCCACAAGCCGCTATGACGCGGCAACGGCGGGCGCGCGGGGTGCGTCTTGGCGTCCAGCGGCAACGGATGCGGACGCGGCGGCGGCAGGCCAGCGGGCGCGCTTGGCCTATGTGGCGCGCGATATGATACGCAACACCGCTTTTGCGGCGCGGGCGCAGCAAGTGATTGTCAACAACGTGGTCGGGGATGGTATCATTCCGAAAATCACGGGCAAAGATGAGGCGGCAAAGGAAAGCCTCTTGTCTGCTATTGAGGACCATTTAGACACAACGGCGATTGATGCCACGGGGCGCAATAACCTCTACGGGTTGGAACGCATCGCCATGAATTGTATTGTCGATTCCGGCGAGGTGCTGATACGTCACCGCCCGCGTGATGCGCGTGACGGTTTGCCTTTGCCTTTTCAGATTGAAGTTTTAGAGCCTGATTATCTGGACACATCGGCCAGCGGCAAGCTATCCAATGGAAACACGGTTTTCGAGGGCATAGAGTTCGACCGCATCGGTCGGCGCGTTGCTTACTATCTTTTCAAAGATCACCCCGGCACAGGCGGCTATACGGCCAGCCGCGAGACAAGCCGAGTTGATGCGGCCAATATCGCGCATGTATTCAAGCAAGACCGCCCCGGCCAAAAGCGTGGGGTTTCGTGGTTTTCGCCCATCGCTATGCAGTTGCAGGATATGGCGGACCATCAAGACGCGCAGTTAATGCGGCAGAAAATTGCGGCCTGTTTCGCGGCCTTCCGCACGAATTTGGACGGCGACCCGAACGATGAGGCAACAGGGCTTTCGGGCCAGTTGGTGCCGGGGCGCATTCAATCGCTGGCACCGGGCGAGGATATTCGCTTTTCAGCACCTCCGGGCGTTGATGGGTATGATGAATTTACGCGCAACGTCCTGCGGGCTGTCGCGGCGGGCTTGGGCGTTACCTATGAAGCCTTAACGGGCGACTTGAGCGGCGTTAATTTTTCATCGGGCCGCATGGGCCGCATGGAAATGGACCGCAATATCTCGGCGTGGCAATGGTTAATGTTAATCCCGCAGATGATGCAACCGATTGGCAAGTGGACATTGGACGCTTGGGCAATCCGCGAAATGAAGCGCAGCCCCGGCGTTAAGCTGGAATGGGTGCCGCCGCATCGCACGCTTGTCGATCCAACCCGCGAAATTCCTGCACTGGCCGCAAAAGTGCGTGCAGGCTTTGCAAGCCGGTCGGGCGTTGTTCGCCAACTCGGCTATGACCCCGAAAGACTGATGAAAGAGATTGAGGCGGATGCGCTGGAAAGTCGCCGCCTTGGCTTGGCTTTCGATTCAGACCCGCCGGAAATGGAGATTGCACCAGATGAATGAGATTATTTTAAGCGGCACCGTTGGCGATTCCTTTTGGGATGAGGACTTTTTCACAGCCTCGGCGGTGCGTGCTGAACTGCGCGACAAAACCGGGCCGCTAACAGTTCGGATCAACAGCGGCGGCGGATTGGCGACCGAGGGTCAGGCAATCTATACGATGCTGAAAGATTACCCCGGAGAGGTTCACGTTGTGGTTGACGGTGTGGCGGCAAGCGCTGCCAGCCTTATTGCAATGGCAGGCGATACCATCACAATGCGCCTCGGCGCGTGGATGCTTATTCACGACCCGGCGCAGCCTATGACCGAGGGACGCGGCACCGAGGGCGACCATGTGCAGCTTGCCCAACAGTTGCGCGTTATGTCTAACGCTTACGCGGATGTCTACGCCGCGCGGGCGGGCATTTCACGGGATGCCGCCCGCTCAATCATGCGGGCAGAGTCGGTTTATGACGGCGAAATGGCGGTGATGGCGGGGTTTGCAAGTGCAACCGATGCGCAGCCCGCCTCCGCCGCCGCCGCCTTTGACTATCGGATTTATTCAACCGCGCCCGCCGAATTGCGGCGTGATTGCTCGACCCTCGGCACGCTGCCGGGGCAATTGGCCATTGCGGCCTTTATCAATGGGGGGCCGAAAACACCCCCTAAACCAATGGAGCCAGTAATGGAAACCAAAGCCGAAGTTGTAGCGGAGGAGCCGCAAGCGGTCACACCCGCAGTTGAGGAAGCCACGCCGCAAGCGGTTGCGGTTGAGCCTGTCGCCGCCGTTGCGGTTGTGAATGACACCATCCGCGAGCGTACCCGCGCCAAGCGGATCACCGAGGCCACAGCGCTTGCAGGTTTGCAGCACGCCGTTGCCTTGGACTTGATTGAGCGGGGCGTGAGCGAGGCGGTCGCCTTGGATGAAATTTTGCAGCAGCGCAAAGGATTGGCTGAAATGGAAACGAAAACAGAAATCAAAAGCGGCAACCATGTTGGCATGGATGCGCGTGACAAGTTCAAGACCGGCGCGGGCCTTGCCCTTATGTCTAAGGCTGGCCTGACTGGTGGCGAACGCAACGAATTTTCCTCGCTGTCGCTGGCTGAACTTGCCCGCGAGTCAATCGCCATGAGCGGTGAGCGCGGATCTTTTGTTGACCGCCGCGATATGGTTGGCCGCGCCTTCACAATGGCAGGCACCCACACAACCAGCGACTTTGCGGAAATCCTTTCCAACGTGATGGGCAAGGCTGCATTGCAAGGCTGGGATGAGTCAGAGGAAACCTTTGACGCTTGGACGCGCAAGGGTGTTCTTACCGACTTTAAGGCAAACAAGCGCGTTGGCTTGGGCCTGTTCGGTTCGCTTCCAGCCGTTGAGGAAGGCGCAGACTATACCTATGGCACCGCTGGCGACCGTGGCGAAACCATCGCCTTGGCCACCTATGGCAAAATGCTGCGTATCAGCCGCCAAGCAATCATCAATGATGATTTGTCTATCCTTGGCACAGCCCCGCGCCGCATGGGCCGCGCCGCCCGCCGCACTGTCGGGAATATGGTTTACGCCGTGTTGACCGGCAACCCGACCCTTTCGGACGGCGTTGCACTGTTCCACGCCGATCACAATAACCTCGGCAGCGCCGCAGCGCTTTCGGTTGCATCGTTGGGCGCTGGACGTGCGGCCATGCGGACACAAAAGGAAGCCGCAGGCGGGCCTTCGTTGAACATCGCCCCGCGCTATCTGATTGTGCCAGCGGCTTTGGAAACTTCTGCCTCGCAGTTGCTTTCCTCGGCGGTTGATCCGACCACATCGAAGGGCATGGCTTCCAACCCGGTTCAGGGCATGGCGCAGCTTATCGTTGACGGTCGCCTTGACGCTTCAAGCGCAACGGCTTGGTTTTTGGCTGGCGATGCGGGCGCGTTTGATACCATCGAAGTCGCCTATCTGGACGGCGTGGAGGCACCTTATATTGAGGAGCAGACCGCTTGGACTTCGGACGGCGTTGAGTTGAAAGTGCGGATTGATGCGGGCGTTGCGCCTTTGGATCACCGCGCAATCTACAAAAACGCGGGCGCATAACCCTTGAGGCCGGGGGCTGATCCCCGGCCATTCCCCTTTCTACGGAGTTCTGAAAATGAAAAATCTTGTTTCGGATGGTAACACCATCACAATCACGGCTGCGGCTGATGCCGTTTCGGGTCAGCTTGTCGTTGCGGGCCTGTTGGCTGGCGTTGCCCAAGGCGATGCCTTGACGGGTGCTAGTTTGGTGCTTGCTATCGGCGGCACTTATGAGCTGTCGAAAACCTCGGCGCAGGCTTGGACCGTTGGGCAGGCAATCTATGCCGTGCCTGCAACCGGCCTTTGCACTACGGCAACCACAGCGGGCAACGTGCTTGTCGGTGTTGCGGCTGCGGTTGCGGCCAACCCATCGGCAACCGGCATTGTACGGTTGAACGGCACCGCCCCTGCGGCTGCGGTCTAAAATGTGGCGCGTCCCGGCTGGTGAATGGGCCGGTCGGGACGCGTTTATCATCGGCGGGGGGGCAAGCCTTTCCGGCGTTGATGTCGAGCAAATTCGCGGGCGCGGGCATGTTATCGCCGTAAACGATGCGGGCCTTGATTTGGCCCCTTGGGCTGACATTTTATTTTTCGCTGATGGTTGGCCGCGTTGGTTTTCGTGGAATTATCGGCGGTTGCCAGAGTTTAAGGGCGGTCTGATCGTTACGCGGGCAAAGGTTCCGCAGGTGGATGACCGCATCCGCTTGTTGCGGCACGATCCGGCGGCGGCGCTTTCGCAAGATCCGCAGCGGCTTGCCGGATATTGTGGCGGTGCCTCGGCAATCAATTTGGCCTATCTGATGGGGGCGCGCCGGATTGTGCTTTTGGGCTTTGATATGCAGGGCGGCAACTGGCACGACAACCACCGCGCCCCGCCACTTGAAAACGCATTTGCGCGGCACTTCATCCCATCGCTTAACCGCATGGCCGTTGAATTGGCGGCGGCAGGTTGCGAGGTGTTCAATGCCAACCGTGACAGCGCTTTGAAATGCTTTCCGTTCTGCGACTTAGAGGACTTGCCGCATGGATGATCTGGCAACGACCGAGGCCGAGAAGTACCGGCAGATTTGGGACCGGCCAGAATACCGCAAGTTTTCGCCCGGTCTTGGCGAGTGCGAGGCGGCTTTTACCGCGTGCGGCATGGCATCGGGGCAGGCGCTGATTGATTTCGGGGCAGGCACGGGCCGCGCCTCGGCTTGGTTCGTAGAGCGCGGGCTGTCGGTTGTGGCTGTGGACCATGCGGCAAACGCGCTTGAATGTGACGTTTATTTTGTGCGGGCCTGCCTTTGGGAAATGCCCGCAATGTTGGCTGACTTCGGGTTTTGCTGTGACGTAATGGAGCATATCCCGCCGAGCCGCGTTGATGATGTGTTGCGGGCGATCCGCGCGCGGGTTTCGGGTCGGTGTTATTTCGGCATTGCAACGCGGCCTGACGTTATGGGCCGATTGATTGGCAAGCCTTTGCACTTGTCGGTGCATTCCGGCGATTGGTGGGCAGCAAAACTTTCCGAATTTTGGGGCGCGGTTGATGTAAGGCGCAATGATGCGCGGGACTTTGTTGCGGTGGTGTCTGAATGAATTTTAACCAGCTTGTGAACGGGCCGATTTTCGCGGTGTTCGGGGTGCCTGCGGTGTTGACCTATGACGGTGGCACGGTCTTGGAACTGACCGCCGTTGATAAAACCAAGGGCGTTGAAATTGTAGATAATCGGATGGACGTGGCAAGCATTTTGCCCGTTGCGGCCTTTCGCGCGGCGGATCTTGCCGGGGTTGATTTGGCCTTGCTGGACGGTGGCACGGTCGCGCTAAACGGCACGACTTGGCGGGTGCATCAAGTGATTGAGCGGCCTACGCCAAGCGGCGCGGCAGATGGTCAAATCTGGCTTGTATTGATCGGGACTTAATATGGATCACCGCGAATTGATTTTGAGCCGCTTGGTTGCGGTGCTTGCCGCTGTCCCCGGCGTTGTCTTGGCCGCGCGCAACCGTGACGGGCTGTCGGATCGGCAGCGCCCCGCTATCGTGTTGCTGGATGCTGACGAAACTGCGCGCGATGGTGAGCCGCGCGGGCGATCCGGCCCAAGCCCGCAGATAGTGGACATGACGCCGGAACTTTACATTTTGCTAGGCTCAACACCCGCCGCAGTCGGCAGCGAATTGAACGCCTTGCGGGCGCTGGTGATTGAAGCCGTGACAACGGACGCCACGCTTTTAAGCCTTACCGGGCGAAATGGCCGGATTCGGTACGATGGTTGCGCAACAGGTCTGGCGCGTGGCCGCACTATGGAGGGCGAAATGGGCGTTTCGTTCACATTTTCTTACCCTTTCGACCCAAACAAACTATAGCATAGGAGGCTTTAATGCCTGTATCCCCATCAACAGACAACCTTTGGATCGGTAAGGGCGTTGTGACGTTCCAAGCCACTGGCGAAAGCGCAGCGCGTGACGTTGGCGAGGTTTCCGAGGTTGAATTTTCCCCCTCTATCACCAAGCTGGACTATTTTTCGAGCCGGTCTGGCGTAAAGCAAAAAGCCAAGTCGGTTATTGTTGAGCGCGGCGGCACCGTTCGCCTTGTTATGGACGAAGTGACAGCCGAAAACCTTGCGCTGGCAATCGCCGGCACTATCACAACCAACAGCGCGGGCGATGAAATCATTGAGATTTTGGCGACAAACGCGACCGAGGGCGTGCTGCGCATCACAGGAACAAACGAAGTTGGCAACCAGTTGGACGCCGAGTTTTTGAAGGTGTCTTTCTCGCCGGAAGGTTCGGTAAACTTTATCTCCGACGAATGGGGCAACATCGAAATCACTGGCGAGGTGCTGGTTGATGGTGTCAGCGGCTTCGGTACGTTCACAGTGCGGCAGCAAGCATAATGGCGGGTTTGCTTGATATTGCGCCGCTGTCCAGCAAGGTAAGCATTCGCGGCACCGCTGTTGATGTTTGCGGGGTTTCGGCCAAAGGGATTGCGCAATTGATTTTGCGCTTTCCCGAATTGCGCGAAATGATGGTTGGGCGCGAGGTTTCCGTTGATCGGCTTTTGGGCATCGGCGGGGATGCTGTCGCGGCAATCATCGCGGCGGGCTGTGGCGATTTCAGTGCCGAGGCCGAGGCGGCAGCGGCAGCGCTTTCCATTGACGAGCAAGCCGACCTTTTGGGGGCAATCCTAAAGCTGACGATGCCGGGTGGCCTTGCCCCTTTGGTCGAAAAGCTGTCGGGGGTGCTAAGTCAGCACAACGGCGGCGCAGCATAGCGCACGGCCCCGGCTATGAATTGGCCGGGGCTGTCGAGGCGCTTATTGCATCGGGTCATTCTGGCGCATGGGATTACACCCCGCGCCAGATTGTCGGCTTTCAAGAATTTGCAGCAAAGCGGCGGCGGTTGGAGATTGCCAGCGATATGTCTGCAATGTCGCTTGCCATGCGCGGCGATCCCAAGGTTTTGAAAAAAGAGATTGAGGGTCTGAAAAAGTGAAATTCAACTTTCAAGCCGAAAAGGGAGCGTTTGCCGAGGGCATCTTTTCTTTCTCCGATAACATCGCAAGGGCCGGAACTGTTGCCATTGATATGGTTGCGGCGCAGGCCAAAGCCGAGGGCCGCGCCAGCATCGCGGCGGCGGGCTTTTCTAAGAAGTGGCAGAACGCCTTGCGGGCCGATGTTTACCCGAAAAAAGGTGTGAGCATGAAGGCGGCGGCGGCGATTTATCACAAGATCCCCTACGCTGATGTTTTCGAAAGCGGCGCATCCATTCGCGGAAATCCAACGCTTTGGATACCATTGCCGGGGCTTCCAAAGAAACTAGCAGGCAAGCGGCCAACCCCCAAATCGTTTTCGGCTATGGTTGCGCCGTTATTCCCGCTTCGGACCAAGGGAAACACTAAAATTTTGGCCGCGCAAATGGCCGTTGGAAAGGCCGCACAAAAGCGCGGACCGCCATACAAATTGAATATGTCGGCGGTGAGGCGGGGCGCAGCGGGGCAGGGCATCACAGCCGCCGTGCCGGTCTTTGTCGGGGTCGATACGGTAAACATTCAAAAGAAGTTCAATGTTTTAGGCGCGGTTGAATCCGCCGCCGCGCGGATCGGCGGGTTTTATCTCGCTGCATTAAGGGATTAAAATGGCCAAAACGATTTATCAGCGGGTCGCACTTGAGGGCGGCGACAAGATCGCAAAGGAATTGCGGGCCATTGGCAAGAATGGCGAGGCCGCTTTTCTTGAGATTGGGGCTGCGGCTGATAAGCTGAAAAAGAGCCTTGCCAATGTCGGCAGTTCCGTTGGCAAACTGGGCGATTCCTTGGCAACGGTCGGCAAGCGCATGACCATTGCAACTGCGGCCATAGTCGGGGCTGTGGCGGGCGTTGTGGCCTTCGCCAAGGTAGGCACGGACGCAGCGGACGCGGCCAAGAAACAAGCGCAAGAGGCGGGCTTGGCGATTGATGCTTACGGGCGTCTATCATTCGCGGCGGAACAGTCGGGCGTATCGCAAGAGGAATTGGGCGGCGCAATGGCGCGGCTTAACCGTGAACTAGGCGAGGTCGCCGGGGGCAGCGAGAAAGCCAAGGCAAAATTTGCGGCTTTGGGCATTAACGTGCAGGACGCAACCGGCAAGCTAAAGCCAACGGAAGCAATCGTTCGGGAATTGGCTGACAGATTTAACAAGCTGCCCGATGGTGCGGAAAAGTCGGCGCTGGCAATTGACCTATTCGGCAAGGCCGGGGCTGGAATGTTGCCTTTCCTAAATGCGGGCGGCGCGGGGCTTGCGGCACTTGGCGCGCAGGCCGAGGCGCTGGGCATCGTATTCACAAACGAGCAAGGCACAATTGCCGAGGCAATGAATGACTCACTGGCGGCGCTAAATAAAGCGCGGGTTGGTGTTCAGTCACAAATTGGCCTTTTATTCGCGCCGGTTATCACGCGCGGATCAGATGCAATCATTGATATAATCACCCGCAACCGGCAGGCGATGGTTGATTGGACCGATGAGTTGGTTAATAAAACCGTGCCAATCGTTGAGGATTTTGCTAAGGTTTTAAGCGGTGATTTTGCGGGCGTTCAAAATACTTGGGTGTTGAAGGTCGCGCTGGCCTTTGTGACGTTTGGCGAAAACGTGCAGGCCGCCGTTTATGGAATTGTCATTCCTGCATTCAATGCGCTAACAACTGCGGCTGATTTTCTAGCAGACGCTTTCAACGGCATATTCGGCACCGATTTCACTGGCCAGCAGATATTGATTGCGGCGGCTATTTCAAAACTGTTGGGCCTGTTTGGCTTGCTGTCCGCCTCGGTCGGCGTTGTCGCGTCAGCATTCGGGGCGCTTGGGCCTTTGTGGGGGCTTGCTGTGGCGGCGGCGGGCCTTCTAGCGCCAGCATTCACGGCCATTGGCACGGCGGCGGCTGCGGCTGGCACGGCTTTGGTTGGCATCATCGGCCTGCCAGCGCTTATCATTACAGGCATCATTGCGGCGGGTGCTGCAATTTATATTTTCTGGGATGAAATCAAGGCGGGCGCTGGTCTGGCTTATGACTTCATCGCGGGAATTTTCGAGGGTCTGCCCGCTCTGATCGGCGGGTTTATCACTGGTGCGGCCAATGTGGCCTCGGCGGCTTGGGATGGTATCGCCAGCCTCGGCGCTGCGGCCTTTGCAAAGGTGCGTGAATCGGCGGTCAAAGAAGGCGGGATAATCAACAGCGTTTGGAGCGCGCATGTTGAATTATTCAATGTTATCTGGGCGGCGATCAAAAACGGCGCATCCTTGGCTTGGGGCTTTGTGAAAGACGGCTTTACGGGCGCTTTCGATTATCTCGGCAACCTAGTTGATCGGGTCGCATCCCGTATCACGGCGGCTTTTGAGCGCATTAAAGCGGCAGCGCGGGCGGCGGTTGACGCGGCGCGGGCGGCGGCGAGTGCTGACGCTTCAAGCAATAAATCAAGCCAACTGGCCGGATTTGCAACGGGCGGTTATGTGCGGGGGCCGGGGTCTGGCACTTCTGACAGCATCATGGCGCGGCTATCCAACGGCGAATTTGTGGTGAAGGCGGCGGCGGTTCGGCATTACGGGCCGCAGCTTTTGGCCGCATTGAATAACATGCGCTTGCCAAAAACACCGGGCTTTGCTGCGGGCGGGCTGGTTGATGGTCTGACTAAAGGTTTCAACGTGGGAATGCCGCGCTTTGCATCGGGCGGCGCTGTGGTCGCGCAATCGGGCGGGCGTCCTGTCACGTTGAACATTGACGGGCGGGCCTTTGAGGGTATGACAGCAACCGACAAAACCGCCGAGGATTTAACTAGATTTGCAACGGCGCGGCGGCTTCGGTCGGCTGGCCGCAAGCCGGGTTGGGTGGGCGTATGACCGAGACACTATTGGTTATCAGCGGCGACTTTTTGACGCCATACGCAGCGCGCGGGGTCGAGCAATCGCTTGAGGTGATCGGCCAAGCCTCGGCCATGCGCCGCACAGTCAATGGCGACTTGGTGGACATTTCCGCGCCAGAGTTTCGCAAATACACATCAACCATATCCTGCACGGATATGAATGTCCCGGCGATAGATGGGGTGTGGCCGGGGCAGGCTGTGCAGGTCGATTGCGTAACTGAATTGGCTTATCTGACAACTGGGGGAACGCCAGCGCGGCCTGTCGTCCCGGATTCATCGCGCGTTGACGGTACGTTCACATTTTACCGGCCCCGCTTGCAAATGCGGATTGTTTCAGTTGCGCAGGCGTTGACCGAAACCGAGGCGGCTTTGGGCTGGACGTTGGAACTTGAGGAAATATGATCTATTTCGCATGGGTTGACGCAACCGACACCACATTCTTGGAAGCCTTCGAGCGAGTGGATGAAAGCGTGTTTTCGTTTTCGGTCGATCACGCAGAAGGCGACTTTGCGTCAATGGTTGTTGAAATTGTCAACCCTCGCACGGGCCTTTTATCGGTCGCGCGCAAGCGGTGGGCATGGCTTGCCTATGACGATGGAACGACCGTTACCCCTCTATTTTTTGGGCGGCTGGTTGGAGCGCCAGAAAACAGCGCGGCGGAACTGGTCACACTGACTTTCGTAGCAAAGCCTCCGCAGTATATCGCGGCAAAGGAAGCCGTTGCGGATGGGCTGCGGGTGTTGCCGTGGTTCGATCCTGTCTGGCTTGCACCGGCCCGCCGCGCGGATGCTGACGTGGCGCTTGAGGCACGCACAGCGCTTTACCATATCGACCGCACCAGCCTTGCGGTGACAGTTTCGGATATTGTCGCGGGTGAGGATGGAACGGTTGATATTGGCGGCACGTTTTACCGCGACAGTTTGGCCATGCGGTACACGGAAATTCCCGCGCGGCGCGTGGTTGTCAACGCTTCAATGACTTGGAAGCAAGAGGCGGTCGGGTCGGTTGATGTGAGCCGCAAGATTTCGGACGCCTTCGGGCTGGCTGGCACCACGCTTTTAAACCGCGTTTCAAGCTACACGGGTGAGGGGCTTTTACGGGATTGGCCGACCACGGGCCGCAAGATTGGCGCGGGCTGGACGGTTGGCAGTTTGGATATTCCCCGCGTTGATGGGGTGACAGTCACCCCGCGCGGCATCATTGCAAATACAGACCTGTACAGCCGCGCTTACTTTCCGCTTTATGTGATCCAACCCAAGATGCTTTGCGATTATGTTGCATCGCGCGACCGTGCCGAAAACGTCACATTCACAATCAACGGCGGGCTGCAAGAATTGATTGCGGACGACGACGACGAGGACCAGATCCAGATTGATTTTGTGAGTTCGGCGGCTGCGGATGCAATTGACGGGGTTTTGCCCATCGGTGACTTGGGGCGGCGGTCATACTTCCAGACCGACCGAGGCGCGGAAAGTTTGCGCTATATGATGCTTGTGGCGCGGGCGCGGCTTATCGCGCAGGCGCGGGCGGTTGAGGTATTCGCGCAAATCCCATTTCAAACCGCAATCGGTCTTTCCTGTCGCAAGTCGGCAACGCTGGCAGATGCGCGCATACCGGGCGGCACAGCAACGGGCAAGGTTATTGCCTACAACTTCGGGCTGTCCGGCGATGATGGGGCGCTGCAAGGGTCGGTTACAATAGGCTGCACAATCGGCACGGGCGGCACGGTAAGCGCCGCTGTGGGGGTGCCTTGCTATGTCGCTGACGGTTACGCTGAAACAGGCTGGCAAGCCTTTAGTGGCGGCGATGAAATGCTTGCAACAGGGGATCTAGCCTTTGGCAATTTCGGCGCGGTCAACGTGGCGGATGATGGGGTGAACTTTGACAGCTACAACGCAGCGCAAGCGGTGCTTTCCTGCGTGGTCCTAAACGGTCAGACCGATCAGGAAAGCATACTTCAAAGCCCAATGGCCGATGCAGAAACAGCTATTGCCACGCTAAACACGGTCCCGACAGTTGTGCAGCTAAACTTGCAGCCGCTTGCTGGCCTTTCATTCGCGACCGATTACCCCCTTGTAATGTCTGCGCTGGCCATTCCGAAAACCATTGATCTAGGGGCTGCATGATGTCAATTGAATCCCTAGTCAGGCCATTTACGCGGATTGAAAGCGCGGCTTTTGTCCAGTATGTTCCGGCCCCGCTGTCCGACTTAGAGGACTTGCTGCCCGCATATGTCGCATGGGGCTTGCCGAGCCGATTTATCAGCCCGGCAATGCAGTTGGAGAACCCGCTGGTCGTTGCCGTATCCCCTACGGCTTCAAATGCCAATTCTCTCTTAGGGCAAATGGCGAACAGGGTCACATACTTGGAGCAAGAGGGGTCTATTTTTGACTACTCCCCAAGCATGGAATTGCCGGAAACATCGCGGCAAACCACAACTATCCGCGTTTACAATCCCGCCGAGGTTGAGGAGTTCCCTGACCCCGAAGACAGGACGATGTGGGTTGATGTCGAGCGCATTGATGCAATCACATTTCGCGGGCCGGACGGTGAGGCTTGGAAGTTCACCCTAGACCATGAAGGCACCGGGGCAAATTATGATTAGGTTGGACCATTTCCAGAATATAACGGCGGCGCAATGGCCCCCCGCGCTTAGTGATGTGGTTCGCTTATCTTGGAGATATTACTGGTATACAAATCTATCTGATGGGTCTGTTGGCGGTGAGACTGGCGCACAGTGGCAACCCGCTATCAAAATGGTACAGCCGCGCGTTGGCCCCTTGTTGGTCCCTTCTTCTACATTAACTTTCGGCCCAGCCGTCCACATTGACGGCGAAAAGCCAAGAATTTGGGGGGAAATGTCGGCTAGTGATAGCGCTAGTTGGTATGACACGCCTTTCACGAGTTCATCCGTGCGAATAGTTCGCGATGTCTGGTATAATCTGGGCCTTGCAACGAAAGAACACCCCGCCGCGCTTCACGTTGATCTTGAGTGTCCGTTTTCGGGTGACGGCAGGGACTCTTATGTCGAAATCACGATTGATATATTTAGAGGCAAAAAGCTGACCATAGAGCCTTCAACGGCTTACAGGTCTTCCAAGTGGGCAGTCTCTGGGGCCAGTACCCAATCAACTTTCGGTTTCACAAAAATATTCAATTACGAGAGCGGCACACACACTTGGCGTATCGGCACAACGGCAGACACGGCAGTTTTCCTTGAGGTATAAAAATGGCAATAATCTATAGAACTGCGGGCGCTTGGGGCGCGGGCAAGGGTGGCAACCTGACCGCAGCCGAGGTTGATGTGAACTTTCACACCCTGCGGACGGATGTTGACGCCTTGGGCGATGGACCAGCACCGGCAGAAATTGACAATATAACGCTGGTCGGCACGCAGTTGACCATCACGCTAACCGATGCGCGAGTGTTTGGGCCGTTTGCCGTTCCCCGCACGGCCTTTCGCTGGCGTGGCAATTGGGCGGCATCAACCGCCTACGCCGCAAGTGATCTGGTCAACGTGGCTGGCGATGGGCTTTATCTTGTCCTGCATGACCACACATCGCCAGCGGTGTTTGATGCGGCGCACCTAACGGCGGGCCTTGCCGCGTATCAATTGACATTCCAAGAGCCGCGCAGCGCCGTTGTGGCGGTCACAGGGACCACACACACACCCTCGGCGGTGTTTGCCTATCATCGCTGCACAAACGCGGCGGGCTGCGCTGTGACGATCCCCTTGGACGCAACGGCGGATTATCCTGTAGGGTCCGAGTTCCACTTCCGGCAAAACGGCGCGGCGGCGGTTACAATCGCCGGGGCCGTGGGTGTTACGATCAACGGGCCGACCGGCTTTGATGCCGAAACGGCGGACGTTGGAGCTGTGGTTACGGTCAAAAAGGTCGCGGCAAACGAATGGGATATGTTCGGCCTGTTGGCGGTAACGCCGTAATGCCGTTGATTGGGGTCACATCATCGCAGCGCTATCCGATGGGCGGCGGGCTTACACCCGGCGGGCATCAATATTGGCGTTTATACATTCCGAGCAACGGCGGCGGATCAACTTATACAATGGTCGGTGATCTGGAATTGCGCGAAACGGGCGGCGGGGCCAGTCTGACAGGAACAGGCACGGCAGCGGCGTCCAGCATCACGGGCGGCTATGAGGCGGCAAAGGGTTTCGACGGTTCGCTTGCCGCGTTCTGGGCCACGGCATCGGCACAGATTGCACCCTCGTGGCTTTCCTATGATTTCGGCGGCGGCAATTCGGAGATTGTGGGCCATATCACGCTTTCATCGCCCAACGCAAGCTATTCAAAAGAGACACCTACTAACGGCATTGTGCAGTCATCGGATGACGGCAGCACATGGGCAACGGAGTGGGTGATGCCGCCGCAAACAGGCTGGGCGGATGCCGAGACGCGCAGCATTGCGCAGCCGGTCGCTTTCCCAAATGTTTATTTGGCCGGGTCCGAAAGATATATGGGCGTTTCGGCGGTTTCTTCCGTGACATTCACGGGGATGCACTTCGGGCCGGAACGCACAAACCGACTGATTGCGGTGGCAATTGCCTTGCGGTCATCTAGCGGGACGCCTGCAATGAATCCGCTTTCTGCCGTTACCATCGGCGGGGTTGCGGCGGTTTTGGCCACACGGTCGCGGGATACATCTGGCAGCACGACCGAATTTGTCGAAATGTGGACCGCACGGCCAACGGGTGAAAGCGGCGATGTGGTGGTGACGCTTGGCGGATCGGCGCAGGTCAATTCGCGGGCAATCGCTTGGAACATCGGCGGCGCGGCGGTTCAAACGCCGATATTGACCGATGCTAAAAATGTTGGTGTGGCTGGTGATATGTCAATTGCTGCAACAGATAATTCGATTGTGCTTGCGGCTTCTGTCAGAACCAGCGCGGTGACTTACACCCTCGGCGGGCTGTCCAGCGTCTACTTTTCAAACTTCGGGTCCAGCCTTTGCGCGGCGGAAGAAATCGTGCCTACCGCTTCAACAAAAACAATCACGGCAACAGCAACCGTTGCGCGCATCGCGGCGTGTTGGGAAATCACATAGGAGTTAAAAATATGTCTAATCCATTTGCGGGCCGCGTTGGCCTTGGCGGGCCTGCGTCTGACCTGATCCCCGTCACCCCTTCCGATTCCGCCGATTTGGCGAAAATGGCGATTGCGCTTTATATCACGGTCGGCGGCGTGGTGGTGTTTGTCAGCGCTGACGGCAACACCCGCACAGTGACCGTGCCGGATAACTTTACACTGACTTGCGGGGCCAAGCGGGTTTTGTCAACAGGCACCACAGCAACGGGCATTCACGCCTTTACGGTGTCCTGATGGGCTGGCTCAATTCGGGCGTTGGCCTGCCTTCATTCGGCGCGGTCGCGTCCCTAGCGCCGCCATATGTTGAGCCTGTCGGAGACACGCCTGTTTTACCTCCGGCGGGCGACCCTACCCCGCCGACAGGAACACCAACAGACCCCGAAACGAGCAACCCAGAGCCGGGCATTGATCCAAGTTATACTTCACCGACAAGAATTGAGGTAGCGGATAGCGGGCAAACCGCGATCAGGACCACAAACGACCCGGCAACCTTCGGCGTTGCCTATATCGCGACCGCTATTTCTGGAAATGAATATTGGGAATATGAGATTCAGCAGGCCACGCCTAAAAACGCGACTTTCGCGGTCGGCATTGCCACGCTTGCCTTGCCGTTAAACGGCATCCCCGGCGATAGGGCCACAGAAATCGCATGGTGGTCGGACGGGACAATTCGGCAGAACAGCGCAACAATTCTTGATTTGGGCGATGGCGGGGCATTGGCGCGGAGCGACACCGCAGGCGTTGCGATCAACGGCGCTGGCGAGGTGTTCTTATTCAAAAATTGCGCTGCATTAAATGCGGCGGCGGCGGTCGGCACCCTTGCGCCAGCGGGTGCAATATATCCTTTCGTTGCTCTATATTCGGCAAAGACGCGCATCAATATGAACAACGAAAG